AGAACCAGATGTTGATGCTGTTCCTGAAGAGTTAACCGCCATAGTTATTGTAAATGTATCTGCTGTTGGAACTGTTACAACTTCAAAAGTATTTGTAGTAAAATCAGTTCCTGTAAATCCTGTAGGTGGTGTAACGGATGTAAAAGTAAATAAATCTCCAACTGATAAACCATGAGCTACTTTATTAACTGTAACTGTTGCAGAACCAGTTGTTGTGTTAAATGTACAAGAAGTTAAAGCTGCACTTAATGGTGTAATATCATTAAATATTTCATCAAAAAGAACATATAAAACTTTGTTTGTGCCAATAGCAACATAACGTCTACCAGTTAAATCAAACCAAGAATGTATGTCTCTAGCTGCACCTACTAATATAGAAGAATTAATTTGTTGCCAACCACCTATTTTTTCAGGTGATCCATATTGAAAACGTACGTTATCTCCATCAATCCAGCGTCCCTCTGCTTGAGATGCTGTATCGTTCTTATCAAAACCTGGAGGTAATGGTATCTTTTTTAATGGCATATTTATGCCTATTATAACACTTAATTAAGTATGTTTAAACTTTAACTCTTTTAAACCAATCAGGAAGACCTAAATGTGGCCTTGTATCAAACACATTCTCTTTAGCGCCTTTTGTTTTAGTATTATTATAATGTAAAAATACTTGAGTACATTGATTACCTTTAAATTTTTCTCGCCAATGTTCTAATTCATTACCCCTGTACACCAACATATCTCCTGGTTTTAAACTTACTTTAATTCCTTTTTTTCCTCTTTCTCCAGAAGGTTCAATGTATATTGGCCAATCGTCACCACCTAAATTTAAAGTTGTAGATATCTCACAACTAAATCTATCTTTATGTCTTTTAAGTTCGTCTCCTTTTTTATAAATTCTTGCGTATGAATATGAAGGGTATAATTTTAAACTAGTTATTTTTTCCATTATTGGTTGACACTTTAACAATAAAGTCTCCATTGCAATATCAGAATAACAAGAATAAGTACTAGGTACTTGTCCACCTTCTTCCTCATAAAAACCTAACATTTTTTCATATGGAGATATATATCGTGTTTGATGACATGTATCTAATACTTGTTTTTTCATTGCAAAATAGTTTGCAAGAAATATGGCTAAGTCTTTCTCTATTGCTTTTTTAATTACTACGTATTTATTTTTTTTAAACATTTTTTATCCTTTATTTTTAGTATGGATATTTTTTAATACTGAAAAAAGACTTGTTTTATTTTTAATAAGTTTCTCACAAATTTCTTTTTTCTTATTTAAGTTATTAATACATTCTTCAAATTCTTTGTCAAGGTTTTTTTCCTTAAAACCTCCGTTTTTAATTAAAGATAGTTTATCAGTAGGTCCCCAATGCATACCAGCCGCTATAAAATGAAGTCCTCCATAACAATTAAATTTAAAATTATATGTTTTATCATATACAGCTTGTTTAAATCCTGTTAAGGCAATTGGTTTTAAGTTTATTAAAGTTTCGTCCCAAGATTTATTAAAGCAATTTTTCCAATATTCTGTATCGTTTCTGTGTGATAATGCATAGTGTAATGCTACAAATTCAGCAAACTCCCTAAATAAATGCTTACATTGATAGTTAAAATTATCTCTATCCCATTGTGATATTCTTTCTCTTTGTAGATTTCTAACTAACTTCATTAAAAATTCGTGTACAGAAAACAACCCATTGCTTTCTAATGGTTCTATAAATCCAGCTGATAAACCTATAGCAACTAAATTTTTTACCCATAATCTATTATGAATACCTACTCTCATTTTTATGTTCTTAAATTCTAAATCATCACAAGGAATAAGTTTTATAGGGTTCATTTTCATTAAATATTCTTTGAATTGAATTAAAGCATCTTCATCATTAATAAATTTATCTGAATAAACATAACCAGATCCTATTCTACTCCACAAAGGAATATTCCATACCCAACCATTTTCTATGGCAGTACAATTCGTATATGGTACTAACTCTTCTTCCTTATCTGCGTAAGGTATTCTAGTTGCCCAAGCAGAATTGTTAGGAAGTATATCAGAATAAGATTCAAAAGGTTCTTTTAAAGTTTTATCTAATAATAATTATTTAAAACCAGTACAGTCTATATACAAATCTGCTTTATGTTTATTATTAAGTGATTTAATTCCATTTTCATCTTGTTCGACTGACACTACATCTTCAATTATATGTTTAATTTTTTTACAATAATTATTTTTTAACCATAATCCAAATTTAGTAGCATCAAAATGATAGGCTCTAGTTACTTCATTTATATCAAATTTATTTTGATTAACATAAGCCATTTGAAGTGGGTTTGTACAATCAGCATAGTCGGAATAAGGTGTTTTAGGATATATTATTTTTTTAAACCACCAGTCATTATTTTCTAATCTATTACCTTTTAAATGTGGTTCTCCGAATGGATAATGAAAGGACTCTCCTTTTTTATAAAAATCTGTAAATTTTATACTTAATTTATAACTACCATCTACATGTTTTATAAAATCTTTATCTTCAATTTTAAGTAGTCTCATCCAATCAACTATTTGTCCGATAGTGCTTTCTCCCACGCCTACAGTAGATATTGTTTTAGATTCTATTAAAGATATTTTATAATTAGGAAATTGAGATTCTAAAGTAGCAGCTGTCATCCATCCTGCACTTCCTCCACCTACAATTAAAATTTTCATTTAAAAGGATATCCTAGATTCCAAATAACTAATGAATACCTAGTTCCTTTTGTTACAGATTTAACTCTATGCCATACATGAGATGGAAACACTACAATTGAACCACGAGGTTTTATTTCTGCACATTTTCTTACTTTTGGTTTATCTGGATCCATATTTCTAAAATCAAATTCTAGTTCTCCTCCCTCATAATCTTCTGGAGCAGATAAAGAACACGTGACAGATAATTTTCTAATTTTACCGTGTATGTTTGAATTAGTTGGTTCATTATAAGGTGTTTCCCAAGAATCACAATGCCAATCATAAAATTGATTTAATTTATATTTTGTAAATTGACAGCTTTCAGAAAAATCCCAATCAAAATTCCAACCTGCTAGTTTATTAGCTTGACTAATATACGGATGTATTTCTTTATAAATCCAACTATCTGATAACCAAACAACATTTGAATCTCTTTTCTTTTTTAAATCTTTTATATCTTCTTCTTTTAAAGCCTTACCTTCTTTAATTTTAGTAGTTTGACTACCTGTAAGTGCTAATTGCTCTTGTTGTAATGTGCCATATTTAATTAACTCATCACAAAATTTAGGAGTAAGTGCACTTTGAAAATAGTAATAGTAATTAGATAAATTCATTATTCATAATTAAAGTTTATAACAACTCTTCTTTGTTGATCAGTACAAGACGATCCTGTATGTTTTAATGCAGAATTAAATTCTACATATTTATTTCTTTCACTTTTAACTTTTTCACCGTTTTTAAATAAAGTATATCCATTACATGTATTCATATATAATATACCAGTAGTACCATTTTTTTGATCAGTATGCATTCCGCTTTCTATTATTTTATTTTTTCTAGGTATTAAATTTGCTTTTATTCTATTTATTTTTTTAAATTTTAATTTAGAAAAAATTGGATTCAAAAGATTCATCATGTCTTGATAACAACATTGTTGTCCATCTTTCATAAATGTAAAAGTAAATTGAAAATCGTCTTTATTTTTTCTATTAGTTGTTTTTTTTAATTTTGATATGCCATTATTAAAATACCAAGGCATGATGTCTGACATAACAATTGATTCTAATGTTTTAAAATCTTTTTTAGATAAAAAATTTGTATATACATTCATACCTTAAAGGTATAAATATATTAAACTTTAAAATTTGTCAAATTCCAAGTTTGGTTATCTTCGTTCCAAACATAAATCCAAGTATGGGTACCAATATAATATTGATTTTTTTGTTCTTCAGTAAGCTCTGGCTCCTTACCTATTGGTGAAATCCAATTCGCTGTTGACACATCTTTTACCCATGAATTATATGGTTTAGGAGGCCAAAATATTTGATTATCTTCATCCCAACTATAACCTATACCTGCATAATTTCCTCTAAAAGGGGTTTTACCATCTTTGCGAGTATTATTTTTTGTATTATAAGATGTTTGAATCCAAAGATTAGCTGGCCAATTATTATGTTTTTCTAAATATTGTTGTCCAATAGATTCTTTTTCAACTCCATTTTCATCTAATACATTGGCATCGTTAACATATAAGACTTCAAGAACTTCTTTAGTATCTGAATTTATTTTTGCAAAATGAGCCATAATTATTTAAATTGATATCTGATAATCACTACGCCTGATCCACCATTTCCTCCAGGACTACCATCTGAATTTCCTGCGGCTCCACCAGCACCAGAATTAACTCTACCAGGGTTACTACCAGGAGATGATGGAGATCCACCAAAATCTGGAGAAGGAACTACACCAGTAGGTCCACCACCACCACGAGATCCTGCAGATCCACCTGCATAACCTATTTGAGATCCTGTTATAGATGTAAAAACTCCTGCTCCACCATTACTGTTACCACCTGGATTAGGTCCTCCAGCGCCTCCAGCACCGCCTCCACCACCTCCGCCATTGGGATTAAAACCAGAAGGTGCTCCAGCACCCCCATTATTTCCTTGAGGAGGACTTGTTGGTGGACTATTTCCTGTTCCAGGTGTATTACCAAGGTGACCACCTCCACCTCCAGAACCTCCATTACCTCCAACACCAAATGCTCCACCTCCGCGACCTCCGCCAGTGCTAGTAATTCCTAATCCTGACGAATCACTTCCATTATTTCCAGGATTATTACCACTTGGAGAACCTGCGCCGCCTCCACCAATTGAAATCGGGTAACTTGTAATTGTTGCTGTAACAGGTGTTGATCCATTTAAAGGAGAAGCTGTGTATGTGTCTACTGCTGATTTACGTTCTCTATAACCTCCAGCACCTCCAGCTCCAGCATGAAATCTTGATCCAGCTCCACCACCGCCACCAATTACTACATAAGAAAGTTCATTTAATGAAGGTGTTTTTGATAGTTCAGTAACTTGAAAAGTTCCTGGACCTGTGAATGTGTGAATTTTAAAATCTCCACTAGTTGTTTCAGTTCCACCTGTTGCTACTATGAATGTTTTTTTACCACCTGTAAATCCAAATCCCTTTGATGAACCACCACCTCTTGTTGAATTAACTGGCATTACAAAATCTCCTTAATTAAATTGAGTTTGTGCTGCTAATATTGTATACGCTGGTGTTGTTGTTGTTTTAATTACAGTGAATGAATAAACATCAATACCTGCATTACCTGCTGTTGGTGCAGCCCCACCTTGATATTCTAAAGTCACGTTAGTAGATGATCCATCAATTGTTATTGTTGAAACAAAAAAAGTTGTATTAGTGTTCAAATAAGCACCTGTCATAGATTCACCAACTGACATTAAAGTATTAAGAGTAGTTGAAGAACTTCCTCTTAAATTTAAAGTAAATTGACCTGTTGCTGTTCCAGTATGATATTCAACAGCACCATCTAAAAAGTCAAAGTTCATAGTACCTGTAGTTGCTGTTGTGTATATATTAACTTTTTCTTTTAATTCTTCAATTTTACCCATACCATTAAAAGTTATGGCACCTGTTCCTTTTGGAGTAAAATTAATACCAACATCAGCATCATCTCCAGATGCTGTAAAATTTGGATTATTTCCAGTTGCAGCATTAGCAAGAGTTACTTCATTAACTGCGGATGCAGTTTTAGTAAATATAATTTGTTGATTACCTGAATCATCATCTATTCCAGTCGCATTATCGAATGCAATATCAAAACCATTAGTGTCTAAAGAAGCTCCTAATGATAACGTTGCTGTATTAAGTGTAGGTGATGTTAAAGTTTTATTAGTTAGTGTTACAGGATTTGTAAGATTTACAATTCCTAAATCTACTGCGTCTGTTCCATTTAAATAAATTATTTTAGAAGTTTTATCAGTTGCTCCAAATATTGCAGAAGCTCCACCCACTTGATTTAAAGCAAGTGTAAAAGCACCTGATGTGCCATTTTCTACAATATATGTTTTTTCAATTCCGCTTGCAACGAACACTGTACAGTTTGCAGTAATTGCTCCTGTAAATTGTAAAACAGCGTTTCTAGCATTTGATATTGTTGCATCTGTCATTGCTAGAGTAGTATTAGTAGAAGTTATTGCAATAGATTCAAAACCAGCAATAGCTTGCTGTATTAGATTTAAATTAGTATTTGTTTTATCTCCCCAAGTACCCGAGTTTTCACCCGTTACCATTAGTTCTAGTTTGAGGTCTGTAGAATATGATGATGCCATAAAAATTCCTTTAAATTTTAAATATATCTAATTTTAGTTTCATTAGGCCGCTATGTCAACCACACTCCAAGTATTAGTTACCCCTATATCCACAACTGCCCAAGCTGTAATGAATAAGCGACCTGTAGAAGCTGTCATATTTACTCCAGTTACAGCTACATTAACTAAGGTTTGACCAGAAGCTATTCCTACACTTGCATTTAATAAATTAGTAGATAATGTAACTATAGTGTTTGGAGTAACATCTTCATCACCAAGACTTGTTGTTAACAAGTTAGTATTTAAAGTTAAATTTGCATCAGCTGTAATAGATAATGATCCAGTTGCAGTGTTTAATTGAACACCAATAACGTCTACTTCAATCGATGGAACAACTATCTCTTCTCCACCTTGTTCAACATCCATTCCACCAATATTGCCCCACGAACCATAACCCCAAGAAGTAGTTCCCCAAGGTAATTGACCTGGAGAGGTTACTTCAACATTAACATCTACCACTGCTAATATAGAGGCTACAGTAATATTTAATAAATTTGTATTTAAAGATAAATTAGAATCTCCAGTTATTACAAATGTTCCAGTTGTAGTATTAATTTCAGATCCAATTAAATCAATAACTCCAGTACCTTCAATTGATTCATCACCTTGTTGAATCAATGCACCTGTAATCTGACCCCATGATGCTGAACCCCATGCATTTTCTCCCCATGTAGTAGGAGAGCCTGGCGTGGTTACTTCTATAATTACATTTTCTCCAGCAAATACTGAATTAACAGTAGTATTAATTTCTTCTCCAATTGGAATTTCAATAGCGGTAGCTGCAGCAAAAACATTTCCAGTTGTTATATTTAATTGTTCTCCAATTGTGTTTGCATCAACAGCTATAGAAATTAATTCTTCACCTTGGACTACAGCTGCTCCAGCTATTTGATTCCAAGAATATGATCCCCATTCAAATTGTCCCCAAGTAGTAGATGTTCCAGGAGTACTAACTTCTACAAATATACTTTCTCCACCAAATACTGAATTTACTGTTGAATTTAATTGTTGACCATTTACATCATAAATAAAATTAATATTTACGGTATCAGTAGTTATATTTAATAATAAAGTAAAAAGATTTACGACAGCTGAACCAGCGCTTTCTTCGTCTCCAGTATGTACAGTTAATTGTTCACCTAATGGAAAAGCTATTGCATTACCTAAATCTCCCCAAGCATTTTCTCCCCATGCCTGCGAACCCCAACCAATTACATCTCCACTAAAAACTGTTCCAAGATTAGTAGATAATAATGAAGAAGATAAAGTAGTGCCTCCGTCATTTTGTAAACTCCAAAAGCTGTCACCCCAAGAAAGTTCGCCCCATGTATTAGCCATAGTAATCTCCTACTATGGTTAAACCAGGTGGTTTTATTATTGATATAATATTTGCCACCTGGCTCTCCTTAAATTAAGCGATTCTTAATATAGCTGCTGCTGATGTAAATGCTGGAAATTGAATTGTAAATGTTCCTGATGTTGCAGTTTTAACAGCACCGAAAT